GGGAGATAGGAGATATTAAATTTTTACCAGGAGTTGACCAATGACCCCCAAAACCAAAGGACGTGAGAAGGGCAACCCCACCTCCGAAGCAGGGAAGAAAATACGGGACAAAATCAGAGACATCCTCCACGACGACCTTTTAGGGAACGATGACGTAGAGCGGAGAATAACTGAGGAAATACTATCTATTTTACCCACCTCCGAAGCAGGGAAACAGGAAGGTTGGGAGCAGAGGTTTGATGAAAAGTTTGCTTTCAAGGAATCACCTGTTGAGCCAGAGGTAGAACACCTGTACTTCAGGATGGAAAATGAGTGGGGATGGCGGGTTTCAGAAACGGAAGACATTAAAGACTTCATCCGTACTCTTTTAGAAACCTCCAAAAAAGAAGCCATAGAGGAAAACGAAATAGACTTCACCAAACGCATGGAGCAGGTAGCCAAGGACGTGAGGGAAGAGGTGGTGGAGGAGATACGGGGGATGAAAGTGGGAACATGGAAAGAATGGATTACGGCAACTAAACCTTACGGGGGGATCAAGGAAGAATATAGCAAACTACAAAACAGAAAAACCCATGATGAAGTAATAGACGACATCCTCTCCCATCTCCAATCAGATAAGGGGGAAGATGAGAAATAAACAAGACACGGTGGAAGATGTTATTAGGTGGATGGAAAGTAGATACCTCCATTTTTCAGATAATTGGGAAGCGAAAAACCTAAAGGTGGAAGAATCTATAGAACGATTTAAGTGGACTTTCGGGGGGGACGTATACACCTTGGTTGACTTGTATCTTTCAGATAAGGGGGAAGATGAAGAAAAGGAGTTGCCTATGGGAGTATCCCAATGGTGGGAACATGGGAAAAAATATGGCTACCAGGAGTTCTTTGCAAAGAAGTTAAATATCAGGAAAATTTTGAGACTGGCGGTGAAGATTGAAGCGGCCAGTAAGGGGGAAGATGAAATCGGATAAAATAAATAAAATACTGAAGTTGCCTTGTGGACACGTGAGTATTCAAATAAAGGATAAAGCTGAGGATCAGTACATTATTTGTCCTAAGTGCATGAAAAAATTCTTGTTGGTTTGGTCGTTAAATCCCAAAATAAAATGGAGGGAGTAATATATTTTATATTGGGTTCGGTTTGGACTTTGGCAGTGATGATGATAGCTAAACACTCCAAAACAGCCGATGTTGGTCATTCTATGGTCGAGCCAATCCCTGTTGGTGGTGCAGTCAAGGCAATTAGGCCAGAAGAAATAAAGGCGGAGCAGGAAAAAGGCTTCATTGGTAAAATGAAATCCATAATCGGGGATTTATGAAAGATGTCCACCCCAGACTCATAAAAAAGGGCAGGGTCATGTGTCCTGTTTGTTTGCGGCATCAGGCTAATCGTGATCCGTTATATGGTGTTCTACCTTGCAATGTATGTAAAAAGAAAAGCAGAAGTTATAAAGGGAGTCAGCATATCCCGGAGTATATCCGGCAACAGCAAAAAGAACACCACAATGATTTTGTCCAGCCTCATAAAGTTGTGAATGGTAAGCCAGTGGTTAATGAAGAATTTGTAAAGCTGTACCCGGACAAAGCTCATACCTATTACACCCCGGAGGAAATGAAAAAAGCCGGTATGCCAAAACTAATAGACTATGGCCGGGAAGTTAAATATAAAGAGGCTATCGAAAAGCAGAAAATTGAAGCATATAAACAAAAAGTAATTCAGCAATATGGTAATCCGAGGGAAGCATTAAAAAAGATATTGGGAAAGTAGTTGTTATTACTATATAATGGTATTATAATGAGGTTATGAAGAAAACAACTGCTAAACCAATGCCAGTAGTTAGATTGAATTGTCCCAAATGTGGGGAATTACAGGTAAAAATATATCCGTATTCATCCTACAAACGGTTGGATGGTACACCTATATTGCCATGTCAAAAATGTGCCAATAGCACTTTGAAAAAATAGCACCTTAAATTGTGGAGTCGCATAACAAGTCGCTATGCACGGCTAGTGCAATCCTGATGCCTCGTGAGAGGTAATTGGGCTGGCGTAATAATCAAAGGTCAGTCTGGTTCCCGCAAGGGTGATGGAGGTTGGGAACCCATACCACAACGGGTTCGATTCCCGTCGGCCCCTCCACATGGGGCCGATAGCGGTATTAGTGCAGAGGGTTCCAATCTTGGAAGGCGCTTGGTTAGGTATTTGCTCGACTTTTGGAGGGCTGACTGGGGAAACCTGGAAGGTCTAAGATTAGAAAGGCGGTATTTTTCCATTCCTTCCCTCCACAATTTAGGGTACTAAGGTCTTGGTTATGGTGATAGAATATAATCAGACTATCAAGCATGGCAGACATATTTTGGGACATATCAAAACTTCACGAATGGGACAAAAACCCCCGATCTATTTCAAAGGATGGATTTGAACGGCTAAAGAAACAAATTAAGAAGCTCGGCCAGTACAAACCGTTGTTGATAACCACTGACGGGACGGTACTGGGTGGCAATATGCGGCTTCGGGCATATAAAGAACTGGGTGTGGATAAAGTGTGGGTAAGTATCATCAATCCCAAAACCGAGAATGAAAAACTGGAATATTCGCTTAGCGACAATGACCGTGCAGGATATTATGATGACGATCTGTTAACTAATCTCTCCCCTTATTACCCGGACTTCAATTGGAGTGACTATGCGGTAGACCTGAAAGAACCGACAAACCTAGATGAATTACTGGATCAGTTCAAAGAGGTGGTGGAAGATGAAGTACCGGAAGTATCCGACGAACCGGCGATATCAAAGCTGGGTGAGGTTTATCAACTAGGCAGACATAGGTTGATGTGTGGGGATAGTACGAAGATAGAGGACGTTGAGAAGTTAATGGATGGGAAGAAGGCTGACATGGTGTTTACTGATCCTCCGTATGGGATGAATTTAAACACTAAAAATTCGGCTAGAAAAACTACCAGCGCCTTTGCTAAAGCAAAAGGTGTAAGTTCTGGCAGAGATTACGATGCTGTTATAGGAGATGATAAGGAATATGACCCGATACACTTATTTAAAATGTTTCCTGATGTAAAAGAAATGTTTTTATGGGGTGGGGATTACTACTCTGATTTAATTCCCAACAAAAAAGATAGTTCATGGTTTGTGTGGGACAAAAGAATAGAGGAAAACTTTGATAACATGATTGGTAGCAGTTTTGAAATGTGCTGGAGTAAGCAAAAACATAAGAGGGAAATAATTAGAATAAGGTGGGTATTTATATTTGGGACAGAAAAGGAATTTGATAAGAAACGTCACCATCCAACACAGAAACCTATTGAACTTTCCGTGTGGTTCATAAACAAATTCAGTAAAGAAAACAATTTGATTATTGACCTCTTTGGTGGTTCAGGCTCTACCCTCATCGCTTGTGAACAAACTAACAGAATTTGTTACATGATGGAATTAGACCCCAAATACTGCGATGTTATTAGAAAAAGATATGCAAATTTAATAGGGAAAGGAGACTCATGGCAGACGGAAACGCCAGTAATCCTGTAAAACAGGAAGAAAACAGGAAACCGGGGACATGGCTTCCGGGTCAATCCGGAAACCCTAATGGCAGACCGCCCAAAGGCCATTCTATAACGGATACGCTTCGCGAAATGATGGATGAAAAGCCAGAGATAAAACGAGCATTGGGGGCAAAAATATTTAAATTGGCTCTAGAGGATGGAGATATGACGGCCATAAAAACACTCTGGGCATATATTGATGGTATGCCATTACAGGGAATTGACGTGACCAGCAAAGGTGAGGCGTTAAATCCAATGGTCAAGATCGACACTGATGCAAAATGATGAAATCAAATTTACCAACCTCGCCAATTTTCAGGAGAAACAGAAAACGGCGTGGTACACGTTACTCAACCCGAAATGCAAATACCTTCTATATGGTGGGGCAGCTTCTGGTGGTAAATCCTATTTCCTGCGCTGGTCTGCAATCGGTCTCGGAATGTACTACTTCGCCAAGTACGGAGCCGAGAACATCCCAATTGGTCTATTTTCTGCCGACTATCCTACGCTAAAGGATCGTCAGGTAATAAAGATAAAAAACGAAGTCCCGGACTTTTTGGGGGAATTGAGAGAATCACGGGATGAGGGATATGTATTCCTGGGGGCTAAAAAATACGGATCGTTTCTGGTTCTGCTGCGTAATCTTGACGACCCATCCAAATATAAATCGGCAGAGTTTGCCAGTATATTGGTCGAGGAATTAACAGAAAATCCAGAATCAACATTTGATGACCTCCGGTTCCGTCTGCGGTATGGGAGTATTACTGATATCAAATTCGTGGGTGCTACCAACCCCGGAGGTATTGGGCATGGGTTTGTTAAGAGAAAATGGGTAGTACCGGATCTGGAAAACCCCGACAAAGAGCAAGACAGATTTTTCTTTGTCCCTTCCAAGTATGACGACAACAAATACACCACACCCGAATACGTCAAACAGTTAGATGCACTTCCAGAGGCCAAACGCCGGGCATATATGCAAGGAGACTGGGATATCTTCTCCGGCCAGGTATTTGATGAATGGAGAAATGAAAGGCACGTGGTGGAGTTTCCGGACTATCCCATTGAAATGTGCTACAGGATCGTGGGCTTCGATTGGGGCTATAACCATCCAGGGTGTGCTGTCTGGATTGCATTCACACCGGATGGTCGGGCTTATGCTTACCGGGAACTGTATCAAACTAAGCACTCACCACAGGAATGGGCCGACCAGATGAAATTGTATTTACAGGTGGAAAAAGTAAGTGAGGTAGTACTACCACATGACTGTTTCTCACATCTGGGTGGAAATGAAACCATAGCTACCGTGTTTGATAACGCCTGGAAGGATTTGGGTGAGTTTCGTCCATTTATAGTCCGGGGTAACACAATGGGAACCCAAGCAGTTCAGCATCGGGTTGCTATTGCTCACCAATATTTGCGTAATGCTCCTGATGGTAAACCTTATTTTCAGGCATTGGCTAAATGCCAAAACCTTATCAGAACAATCCCTGAACTAGTGTATGCGGAGAATAAAGTCGAGGGGATAAATAAAGCAGGAGAGGATCATGCTTTCGATGCCGTGTCCGTGGGTCTGATGCGCCATGTCGAGGTGATGATGCAATCCGGTGGAGTTAAGCCAGAACTCAAATCGAAAGTTCTGTTTCCCACATTCTTCCAGGATGAAGAAGGACAAATTCAATCTCCGGACTTCTGGCAGGGTATGCGGGACAGTATGTTAAAAATGGGGCGATCCTGGGAGCATAAATGACGGTGATATAATTTTCTTATGACCTCATTATCTAAAACTATGGGGGATAGACCCAAGATTTCTGTCTGGTTGGATGACAAAAAGAATGATGAACTAAAGAAGTTCCATTGTCTTCATTGCGGTAAGGTTGTATTTGAATATTACAATTCAGCTAAGATAATTGTCCCGGGAGAAATGGGGGAAACAAAAAAATCCCCTATCGTGGTTCAATGCAACGGTGCTATGATGGAATACGATAGTAGGGGTTATCAGTTTAATTCCCGCTGCAAGGCAAAATATTGGATCGAGTAGCTTGGATACTGAATAGAATTAGTCGATTTGGTATAATGTATACATGGGATTTAAATACATAAGAGTGTATATTCCTTCCCATCCATCAGCTAGTAGAACTGGTCATGTGTTGGAACATAGATTAGTTATGGAAAAAAAGATCGGTAGATATCTAAAAAAGGATGAGATAATTCATCATATTGATGGAGATTCCAAAAATAATGAAATTGACAATTTGGAGATAACTAGTGTTCATAATCATTTAAAATATCATTTACACAATTCTGAGATAAGAAGAAAAGCGGGAATTTCTATTAGCAAAGCTAAGAAAGGGAAACCTACACTTCAGTTTGATAAAGCGAGTAGGAAAAAGGGAGCAAAGACATTTTCAAAACTATGGAAAATTGGGAAAATATTTAGGAGAAGTTTTAGAGGGAAGAATAATCCGAATTATAAACATGGTGCATCAGTCGGGCTATGGGATAGATACTATAGAAATAAACAAAAATGAGGTGGGGTATAATATGATTGATTTATGGAGTATCCGGAAATCCCATCTGCGACACAGGAACAGACAACAGAAGTGACAGTAGTTTCATCCCCTCTGACCTTGGATATTGATGATAACGACTTGGTTTCAGTAATTGAGTTCAAGATTTCAGAAGCAGAAGCATTTTATAAAAACGAACTGAAACTGGAATCCCGCCGGCGAACTAATGTGGAAATGTGGTTAGGTAAACAGTTGGATGAAAGTAAATTATATGACTGGCAAGCCCGATACCAAGACAACATAATCTGGCAGGACTTGGAAACCCGGATATCCATAGCAGCCTCCCGGATGCCGGATATTATTGTTACCCCCTCTGATGAATCAGAGGAGAAAAGAGATATAGCAAAACAACTTGAAAAAGGTCTGGATATCAAAATTAAATCGGATTCGTCTAAAAGACTGATTAAGCATGGACTTCGTAACCTTCATTTGTACTTGCAATCAGCAATCAAGTGTCGCTGGGATCCGAATAAGGGAAAAGATGGGGATTTTCTGTTTGAATTAGTCCGTCCGGCAAGAATGATAGTTGACCATACAGCCATTATTCCTGATGAAGGATTTACTGCAGATAACATGGAAATGATTGTGGAGTGGTTGGAAAAACCTGTATCACTGGTTATGTCGGAATTTCCGGCAAAAAGAGATGAATTGATGCGTGAATTGGGAATAATCAAGGGTACGGCACGACAGATGTCTTCCAAAATCAAATATCAGGAGGTATGGTTTACTTGGTACGACAAACAGGGTAAGAAGTTTGACGGGGTGTGCTGGAAGTATAACAAACTAATTCTGGGTAAAATGAAAAATCCGTATTTTGATTGGGAGGGCTACACAAAATCCAGACAAGAGCCAAATGTGGAAAACGGAATGACGGAAATGGATGAAAATGGACAGCCTTTGATGGTGGATACTCTATATCATAATCATTTTGACAGGCCCAGACCGCCGTATATATTCTTAACGCATCAAAACCTGGGCCGGAGTCCGGTAGATGATACCTCTGCCGTTGAACAGTCTATCCCCTTACAAAAGGCAGTTAATAAAAGAGGCCGGCAGATAACCGAGTTAGCAGACAGGTCTAATCCTAAACTGGGATTTGCCGGTAAATATATAACTAAGGAAGATGCCCGGCGAGTCACTAACGATCCTGACGAACATATCTGGTTGCAAAATGCCGACAATATAAACCAGGCTATGACCTCAATTCCCGGTTCTCCCCCATCCCCTGTTTTATTAAATGATTTGTTGGTCAATAGATCGCAGATTGACAGTAAGTTTGCCACCCATTCAACAACTAGGGGAGAAATCCAACCTAACGAATCTGGTATATCCAAGCAAATCACTAGGGAGGGTGACTTAATGATTTCAGATGATTTGGCGAATATTGTGGTTGAAAGGGTAGTTTACGAAATGGCGAACTGGGCTACCCAAATGATGAAGGTCATGTATGACAAACCCCACTATGTAAAAGATCTGGGGGCAAACGGCGAACTATTACAGGCAGAACTGCAACGGGACAAAATAGATGATGGTATCCTGGTCAACGTAAAGGCCAGCACTACAGATCAGCAACAGAAAAGAATGGATGCTTTGACACTGGCCGGACAGGGATCAATTGACCCGTTATCCTTAATAGAGGACTTGGATATGCCTAATCCCAAAGAACGGGCAAAGCGGCTGATTGCGTTTCTATCTAAGGACTTCCAGACCTATGCCCAGACAATCGGGGTGGAGTTATGGGGAGGTGGTCAACCACCGCAGGAGGGTGTGCAATCGGGTATGCCAGGTCAGGGTGGTGGTCAGCAACAGGCGGTATTGGATATTCAAAGATTACAAGCCGGGGAGCAGTTTGAACCATCACCCCCGGATGCTGATTACGTTCAGACATTGATCGAGTATGTTAATTCTGATGACTTTGCTAATCAGCCCGAACAGGTAAAGATGGCCTTCCGGGATTTTGTGGGCAAGCTAAAACAAACTCTCAGTGCCGGTCAGGAAACCACCCAACCCCTTGCGCCGGTGGTATAATAAAAAAAATGGCCTATTCAAAATCAATGCTTAAAGATATGGAAACTGTTGCTAAGGCAACTGGCAAAAGACAGCAAATGGGTATGGGGGTTTCTAAAAAAGCAACTATGGGAGCAACGATGAGTGGATCGGCGGGGAGGCTCAGAATGGGTAGACAAATGTCGGTAGGGGAAGCTAAGGCAACGAGGCCGACTATCGGACAGCGGATTAAAAGAATGTTTGAACGAATTACCCAGTACTGATATGCCACTTCCCCGAACAACTGATGTCGGTAAGATAATTAAAAAACTTAATAAAGAGGGTGGCCGTCCCCAAAAGCAGAAGGTTGCTATTGCATTAAGTGTCGCACGTAAAGCCGGTGCAGATATTCCTATGCCAATGCACGACAAAAAGAAAATGCCAATGAAAAGGGAGGAAATGATGAAAGATAAAATGCCGATGCCAATGCACAATGAGAAAATGATGCGGATGCACGAAAGGGTAAAAACAGGATAGTCAAATGACTGAACAACGGGTTTGTGAGGACTGTCGATTCTTTGAGATTAATAAAGTTTCACTGTCTAATGGTTTTTCAGATCAATTCAAAATTTGTCACAATGGGGAAAATCCTTATGAAGAAGATATATGTATAAAGAAAGACAAAAAGAAGTTTGGAAATAATTATATGTCACCTTGGGAACCTGGAAAGAATTACTGATTTGACATTTAACTTGATAAAACTATAATCAAACTATGGATCAGCCGAGCGCACCAGCGCCAGACGACAAAGGAAAAGAACTTCAGGCCATTCAGGATAGCATCAGCAAGCTCGGAGAAACAGTAAACACGGTGATGGGCAGGTTTGATGAATTTGAAAACAAATTTTCAGAAATTTCTACTCCACCAGATACTACACCGCCGTCCAATGAACCGAAATGGAAACCCTCTACCTGGGACGAATTCCCGGAAATGGCCCGTGAAGTAGCAAAAGAAGTATTAACAGAGGCAGAGCAATTACGATTACAGCAACAGGAAGATGCCAAGAAACAGGAACAGGATGTACTATCTCAGATTGATAAGGATTTCGATTCCCAATTGCAAAAATTGGAAAGTGACGGGTTGATTCCTCCGGTTAAAAACGCCAATGATCCGCAGGATCTTGGACGTTTGGTTCGCAAAGAACTATTTGCATTGGGAGTTAAATACAATAGCCCCGACCTGACATCAATGGCTAACCTGCGAAATGAATTTGTCAGCAATGGTTTCTCGTTTGATTACAAAACAGGCAAGATATTGCGCAACCCTTCCCCACTGGGTGCAACTGCCCCGGTTGGTTCACCGTCCGGAGTCACGGGGGGCAACGACAAACCTTCCTATAAAGAAATCCATGCACTAAGTATGGACGAGATGATAAGGCGTTTTAATTCCTAGTTGACATAACTATTTGACGTGGGTGTATAATACGGACAGAGCTTATGAAAGCCAGCCGAAAAGGGCTGGTTTTTTTATTTCTGACCATGACATTTTCCGAACGAGTTCTCTCACTAACCCAAGACTATTTACTTCCGAAGGTTGTTGATAATACCCTCAATTCCAATGTCCTTGCCTTCCGTATTCTGGGTAATGCCAAAGAAGGTAAAGGTGAAACAATCAAGAAAGCAATTAAGTACCAGTCATCTGGGACTGCAACCTCATTTGCAGGTATGGATACCTTCGCAGCTGCCCAACTTAATACCAAGGTTCGTATGTCCTTTGATATGCGGGGACTGCGTATCCCGGTAGGTATCTCCGGTATGGAGGCTGTAGCTAACGCCGTATCCGAAACCCAAGTCACGGATCTGGTCAAAGAAGCACTTGAGGAATCGCAACAGGAACTATTTGATAAAGTCGGTGATGTTGTCTACGGTGACGGAACATCCAACGGTAATAAAGATCCGCTTGGTTTGGCCGCCATTGTGGATGATGCCACCTCAGTTTCCACCTTCGGTGGACTTTCCCGCTCAACTTACCCGGTCTTAAAAGCTACCAGAACAGCCTCTGGTGGAACCCTGACCCTCGCAAAACTGGCAACCCTCTTCTCAAATATCTCCAGCGGTTCAGGCTTGTCTTCCCCCACCCTGATCGTTTCCAACGAAACTGTCTGGGATCTGTACGAAACCCTTTTGACTCCTTCCGTGCGTGAAAACTACACCATGTTCGGTTACTACAACGTAGGTAGAAATGGCGGGGCAGTCAGACCAAAGGAAGGTCTGTCCGGTACACAGGGCTTTGTGGCAGTAACTTACAAGGGTATCCCCTGGGTCAGGGACGAGAAGTCCACTGCCCAAACCGTCTGGATGCTTAACGAGAATTGGCTGGACTGGTACGGCTGGGATTCACGGGGAATGTTCGGCTACAACAAAATCAGCCTTGGCAGCTCAACAGTCGAAGGTCTGTACGCAGAATCACCTATGAGTCAGTTCTCAGGATTCAACTGGTCCGGGTTCAGAGCACCAACCAACCAATTCGCTGGGATTGCTGATATAATTATTTTAGGTAATATGTGTTCATTCCAACCCCGGAGGCATGGTCGTCTGACCGGCGTAACCGGAGCATAAAAATATGATATTAACCTCACCAGCACAAATACTAGACTTCAGCCCGTACGAAATCCGCACAGAGGCCGAAGCCACACACAACATCGGTGAACTCATCTGGACAGGTGATGGCCGGGCATTCCGTCATGCAACCGCCGGTGAGGCTTTGGCAGCCGGATATCTGACCACCGAACCGACAGGCAACACTTCACTGACCAATATGGCTGTGGTCACTGCAGCCCAGGGTGCTACATCTATCAACTTCACCAATGCAGCTACTACTACAACCGCCGGGTACTTTGACGGGGGATTCGTCTGTGTATCCTTCGGAACGGGGATTGGTCAGACATTCAGGATTACCAGAATGGATGCCTTGGTCAGCGGTGCAGCCTCTACCGTCTACATTGACGGACCCATCCCGGTAGCCCTGGATACTACATCCAAGATTGACATCGTAGCTAATCCCTGGCATCGGGTAATGCACACGGCAACCGCAACTTTGCAACCTACCGGAGTCCCGCTGGTGGCCGTAACCGCAGCCGGTGATTATGCCTGGCTACAAACCCACGGTGTCTGCGCAGTATTCTCAGACTCGACAGTAGCAGCAGGTTCCCGGGTAAATCAGGACGGGTCAGTTGCAGGTGCGGTAGAGATCGTAGTCGAAGCTGACTTTGTAGTAAACCCAGATGTCGGTTATGCATACCATATCGCAGGTGTGCAGAACTATGCCCACCCGGTGTTCTTAACAATTGACTAAGCGGTTTGACGAGAACGGATCCCGATTATAGGGACTATTCAGGAGCCGCATAGACTAACCCTCTATGTGAGGGTTTTTTAATAAAATGCCAAAACTAAAAGACAATGATGAATCAAAAGTCGAGTTAAATCCCGAGGGTTTTGCTGATTATGGAGATTATTTGGCTGCAAAAGCAAAAAAACCATTAGAAGAACCAAAGGAAGAAGCCGAAAAGGCTGACGAATAAATATGTCAAATGTAGCAGATCATTTTCCAGCATTCAAATTCGGGGCTAAGGTATATCCGCAGAATATGATATCAGCTCTAACTCCGGTTGAGGGTGGTAATGTATGGTTTGTAGACGGCGACAAGTCCGGGAGTGGTGCCGGGGGTAGAACCTGGGAAGATGCTTTCACCGAATCCGACTTTAATGGGAACATATCAACCTTGGGGGTTGTTGCAGGTGATGTAGTTTATGTCGCAGGAAGAACAATGGCGGCAACTGACACTGACCCAATTAGCTATACGACCAATCTAGTTATCAACGTTCCTCAAGTTTCCTTAATCGGAGTTTCCAGAGGTAGAACCCAAGGTGGACTCCCACAACTCAAGGTCGGAGCAACCACAACCAGTCCTATTATTGAGATAAAAGCTCCTGGTGTAATGATAGCGAACATTGGTATTAACGGGGCGGGTGGAACAGGTGGAGGTATCAAACTGACTGATGACGGAGGTTCAACTTCCGCAGCTTTTGGTTGGTCAATTCTCGGTTGTCACTTCAAGAATTGTGTAGGCACAACTGCAACAAACGCACTAACAGGTGGAGCAGTTTGGATTGGTTCAGCGGGTGGAGCTTGGCAAGGACTTTTAGCAGGCAATAAATTCTACAAGAACGTAGGAGACTTTGTTGTTGCAGGAACTTCAGGTTCAGTTCCACAGGATATTGTGCTTGAAGATAATATCTTCTCAAGCCCAGCGGCAAGCGTTGACGTTCCAGTTATTACTGGCGGATCTGGTGTTAATGGGATATTTATTAGAAACTGTGACTTCCCTGCTATGCCTACACTTACTTCAGGAACAACCAAAAGATACCTTGACCTGACTGGTTCGGTTGGGATAATGTCGGGTTGTCACTTTGGTTCAATCGTTTCACCTACGGGGTCAGAAAAAACCTTCGCTGAGGCTGGAACGGGGGCATTTATTCCCACAACAGTATACATTACTGACTGCTGGGGTGAAACTACAACCACAGGTGAAACTGGCGAGATATTCAGAACTTAATAGGGGGCTGATATGGCCGCAACCAAGCAAAAACTCTTCAAACTTTGCTTACAATGTGGTGGTACAAAAGTAATGCCTATTACACTAACTACTCCCGAAGTTGGCGATTCAGAGACTGAGACAACTACAGTTGAGTGTAATAATTGTGCTGGTAAGGGACATATTTATTGGGGCTATTTGCGAATTCCTGAAACCCCAGAAGAGGAGTGATATAATACTTTTATGACAGCGTTTGCGGATAATATCGACAGTGACGGAAGTCGCAGACCATTAACGGGAGATTACCCCTTCAGAACTAAAAGAACTATCACCTTTGCCGGAGCTACCGATGATGCCTGGGGAAACGATGGTGGAGCATTGGATGGAGCAGCTATTTTTACAGTTACAGGAGCCGTATTAGTAAAAGTACTGGGTGTTTGTACGACAAACCTGGCAGGGTCCGGGACTCATGCCGTAGGCTTTGCGGGACAAACTACTATTTTCCTGCCTACAGAGGCTGCTTTGGATATCAATGCCGGGGATTTTGTAATAAATAACGCTACTGTCGCCGCTTATTTCATAACGGGTGAACAAGCCGCAGCCGCAGATAATCTTCCGGAGTATGCACTTAACGGGCAGGATATAATTTTGACGGTAGCCGGCGGAGCCAATATTGAATCAGGGGTGATTGATTACTATTGTTTCTGGAAACCGATTTCCGATGACGGCCAAGTTACAGCTACAACTACTTGATCTAATAGTGGAAGTGTAGTAGCATCGAAGGATGGGGACTGCTTGGAATAAAGGATTTAAAACTGGGAAGTTGTCTCTCGAACATCGCCGAAAAATACAACTAGCTTTAAAACTGGCATATAAAACGGGTAAAAGAACTAGTACTTTTGAAAAGGGACATACTCCCTGGAATAAAAATACTAAGGGAATAATGAGAGCAAATTCTGGTTCATTTATGAAGGGTCATCCAGCCCCCAAAACTGCTTTTAAAAATGGACAATTCGTTAACGAGTCAACTTGGAATTGGAAAGGTAATGATGTTAGTTACATTGCCCTACATAGTTGGGTAAGAAGAAAATTGGGTAATCCAATTGAATGTAAAAGATGTAAAAAACCAAAAAATAGATATGAATGGGCAAATATAAGTAGAAGTTATAAAAGAGAATTAACCGACTGGATTAGTTTATGTACGTCCTGTCATCAATATTGTGATTATCACAAAATTGATTTGTCTGATTATTTAGTCGCCACCACGACATAAAATGGATGTCAAAAAAGAAAGCCTAAAAGAGCTTCGCAATCGGATACTCAAACTCTTCGGAGAATCACTGGATGATTACATCAAAGACAGTGAGTCACTATCCCAACAAATACAGGTTTTAAATGGTTTAAGAGCCGACACACGGTCCGACATCGCCCGTTTAACCAGGGAGAGGGATGATATTACCTCTACTGTTACCAGATATCAGGAA